CTGATGGCGGCTGAAATGGCCTTGGGAGTGGAGAAACAAACCGGAACGCCGGTGATCATCGAGGCCGCGATCCTGCAGAGGGTGTTGGAAGCCCATGTCAGACAGCACCTCGACGACCTCGCCGATCTCCGAGTTTCCCTCGGATAGCAATGATCTGACCGCAGACCAGCTGACAGACGGGCTCGACCTCGGGTTTGACGGGGCCGAAGACATACTGCGCAGCTGGCGAAAGGGCATGCGGCCCGACCCAGACCTGACGGTGTCGGAATGGGCGGATGAACATCGCTGGCTGTCGTCTCGTGGTGCGGCCGAACCAGGGCGCTATCGCACGGCCCGCGCGCCCTATCTGCGCGAGATCATGGACGCGCTGTCGCCGCGGCACACGGCGCAACGCGTGACCTTCATGAAGGCCGCACAGGTCGGCGCGACCGAGGCTGGCAACAACTGGATCGGCTTTGTCATCCATCATGCGCCGGGGCCGATGCTGGCGGTATTGCCATCGCTGGAACTCGCCAAACGCACGTCGCGGGGTCGTCTTGATCCTCTGATCGCGGACAGCCCGGCTCTGCGCGAAAGGGTCAATCCGGCCCGATCCCGCGACGCAGGCAATTCGATGCTGTCAAAGGAATTCCCCGGCGGCATCCTGGTGCTGACCGGTGCCAATAGCCCGACCGGTCTGCGGTCGATGCCTGCGCGCTACATCTTCCTCGACGAGGTGGACGCTTATCCGGCCTCGGCTGACGAAGAAGGCGACCCGGTCACGCTGGCCGAAGCGCGGACCACCACATTTTCGCATCGGCGCAAGGTGTTCATGGTCTCGACCCCGACGATCCGGGGATTGTCGCGCATTGAACGGGAGTTTGATGCCAGCGACCAGCGGCGGTATTTCGTGCCCTGCCCGCACTGCGGGGCGATGCAATGGCTGCAGTTCGAACGCCTTCGCTGGGACAAGGGACGGCCCGACACGGCGGCCTATCATTGTGAGGGCTGCGAGCGCCCCATCGCCGAGCATCACAAGACACGGATGCTTGAGCAAGGCGAATGGCGCGCAACCGCCGTTTCCGCCGATCCGCACTCCATCGGCTTCCACATCTCTGCGCTCTATTCGCCGCTGGGCTGGAAAAGCTGGCAGCAGATCGCGCGCGAGTGGCTGGCAGCGCAAGGCTCGGAAGAGATGCTGCGCGTCGCGCGCAATACCCTGCTGGGCGAGACATGGGTCGAAAGCGGCGATGCACCCGAGTGGCAGCGGCTGGCGGAACGGCGCGAAATCTATGGCGGCGCTCAGATTCCCGTCGGCGGTCTGTTCCTGACGGCTGGCGTGGACGTGCAGAAAGACCGGATCGAGGTCGATGTCTGGGCTTGGGGCCGGGGGCTGGAAAGCTGGCTGGTCGATCACATCGTGATCGCGGGTGGCCCGGACGATCCCGCCTGCTGGGACAAACTCACTGCCCTCTTGGGGCGGACATGGGCCTGCGCCAATGGCGCGGTGATGCTGATCGGCAAGCTCGCCATCGACACCGGCTACGAGGCCCCGGCGGTTTACGCTTGGGCGCGCAAGCAGGGCTTCGACCAGGTCGCCCCGATCAAGGGCCTGGAAGGCTTCAACCGCGCCACGCCGGTGTCGGGCCCGACATTCGTCGACGCCACAATCGGCGGCAAGCGTTTGCGCCGGGGCGCGCGGCTCTGGTCCGTGGCCACGGCGACGTTCAAGACCGAAACCTACCGCTTCTTGCGGCTGGAGCGTCCCTCGGACGAAAACCGGGCGCTGGGCGCACTCGACGCCCCCGGCACCGTGCATTTGCCCGACTGGATCGACACCGAGTGGCTGAAGCAGCTGGTGGCCGAACAGCTGGTCACCGTGCGCAACAAGCGCGGCTATGCCCACCCCGAATGGCAGAAAATGCGGGAACGCAACGAGGCGCTGGACGCCCGCGTCTACGCGCGGGCGGCAGCATGGATCATGGGCGCGGATCGCTGGGACGAGGCAACCTGGCGGCGGCTGGAAGCGCAGGCAGGGGTGGAAACCCGACCGGCTGCGCAGATTGCGGCCTCGGCTGAACCGGCCACACCCACCCCGCACAAGGCCGGAACACCAACCACGCCACGGCGCAAACGCCAGGCTTACACACCAAACTTCATGAGGGATTGAGATGGACCTTGAACGAATGCGTGCCCTGTTGGCAGCACTTCAAGAGGCGCGCTACGCGGGCGTCCGCTCGGTCAGCTATGACGGCAAGAGCATCAACTATGGCTCGGACGCCGAACTCGCGAATGCCATCAGCGATCTGGAAACCCGGATTGCCACGGCCACGACCGGCACCCCGCGTCGTCGCCGCTGGGGCACCGTTGCTTCAAAGGGCCTGTGATCCATGGCTTTCGAGGCATTCCGCCAGCGCATCGGCTCGATCATTGGTGGCTTCGATGCCGCACAGGCCCATCGTCGCCTGCGCGGGTTTAGGGCTTCCCGCGCGCATGTGAACACGCTGATCGCGGCCTCGGGCGACACGATCACCGCTCGGGCGCGCTGGCTGGTCCGCAACAATGGCTATGCGGCGAATGCCGTGGAGTCCTTTGCCAGCAATGTCGTCGGCGATGGGATCAAACCCTCATCGACCATCGCCGATGCCACCAAGAAGGAGGAGTTGCAGGCGCTGTGGCTGGCCTGGACCGACGATGCCGACGCTGAGGGGCTTACGGATTTCTATGGCTTGCAGCGCCGGGCGGCGCGCGAGGTGTTCCTGTCGGGCGAGGTGTTCATCCGCATCCGTCCCCGTCGCACAGAGGATGGTTTGACGGTCCCGCTGCAGCTGCAGATGCTGCCCGCCGAAATGCTGCCCGTTGACATGAACCGGACCCTGCCCGGCGCGGGGCTGATCCGGCAGGGCATCGAATTCGACGGCATCGGCCGTCGCGTCGCCTATCACTTCCTGCGTCGCCACCCCGGTGATCTGACCGATCCGGGTCTGGCTGGGGAAACCGTCCGCGTTCCGGCTGGCGATGTGATCCATGTTCTGGATCCCGTCGAGGCTGGCCAGTTGCGCGGTGTTTCGCGGTTTGCCGCCGCCATCGTCAAGCTGTTCACGCTCGACCTCTATGATGACGCCGAGCTGGAACGAAAGAAGATTGCGGCAATGTTCGCGATGTTCATCACCTCGCCCGCCCCGGAAACGCCGCTGGAACCGACCGAGGAGGATCTCGAGGTCGAACCCGGTCAGGTGGTGCGGCTGGATCCCGGTGAGGATGTGTCCACCCCGGCCACCCCGGACTCTGGCGGCACTTACGAGCCGTTCCAGTACCGCACGCTGCTGCAAATCGCCGCCGCGCTGGGCGTGCCCTACGGATATCTCACCGGCGACACGGCGAAGGGCAACTTCTCGAACACGCGGATCAGCCTGATCGAATTCCGGCGTCGTATTTCGGCCTGGCAGCATGGCGTGCTGGTCTACCAACTCTGCCGCGCCGTCTGGGTGCGCTGGATGGACACCGCCGTGTTGTCGGGTGCCTTGGACCTACCCGGCTACGACAGCCAACGCCGCCAATATCAGGCCTGCGCCTGGCTTCCGACCAAATGGGACTGGATTGACCCGATGAAAGACGCCTCGGCCGAGATCCTGCAGATCGAGGCGGGCCTGAAATCGCGCACCCAAGCCTTGTCAGAGCGCGGCTACGACGCCGAGCAGGTCGACCGGGAGATCGCTGCCGAGCGGAAACGCGAATTGGCGCTGGGCCTCGACTTCCGGCGGCCGGGATCCCCAGCGCAGGGGTCAGGCGAAGGCACAGCGAAAGATGCAGATCAGGACAGCGCCAAAGACGACGAGGCCGACGACACCGGCGATGAAAAACCGAGGCCCAAGGAGGGCGCATGATGCACCACGCCCAGATCGCCCAGCGCGCTTTTAACACGCCACTGATAGTCGACCCGGCCAAGGCGCTGGCCTTCCTGTCCGGACTGGGCCCGCGCATCACCGGGAAGGAAATCACGTTCCACGGGCTGGAGGTGGAAGCCGCTGACCAAACTGCCGCCAACATGCCCGCTCGGGCTTCGCTTTTTGGCAATGACCTCGCCCAGCGCCACCAGCGGAACGGCATCCAGCCCTTTGCGCTGGTGGACGGCATCGCGGTGATCGAAATCGCAGGCACACTTGTGCACCGTGGCGCTTGGATCGGGCAATCCTCGGGCCTGACTTCCTATGAAGGGATTGCAGCCCAGCTGCATGCGGCCCTCGCGGATCCCGGCGTTCGCGGGATTGCCTTGGACATCGACAGCTTTGGGGGTGAGGTCGCCGGGGCCTTCGATCTGGCGGATCGCATCCGGGCGGCGAGACAGCAGAAGCCGGTGCATGCGTTCGTCGCTGAACACGCCCTGTCGGCCGGATATGTCCTCGCCTCCCAGGCTGACCGGATCATCCTGCCGCGCACCGGTGCTGT